ATCTCGTAGGAAGTATCAACAAGTAGCGAAGTGGTCAATGTCAAATGAGTGTTTGAATCATGAGAACCGCCATTGAAACGAAGCGGTGCGAAAGCAGGGACGTTTTGGTTTTGCGTTTCAGTCGGATCGCCAGCAAAACTACTGTCCCATTCAGTTGCAGTTCTTATCCCCCATGCTCGAACAGGCAACCTGCGACTGATGTTGATGCCAAAATAAGGATGTGCGGTGTAGAACTGTGTGTTCAAATCTTCTCCATCAGCGTCAATATCAATCCCTTTGACAACACGGATAGGGCTTGTTGGATTCAAAGAGTCCCCGATACCCTCTCCACGTGAATGTCTTCGCTCTCCATTTTGGCTGTAAAGTTCAATTGTCCCACGTGCTTCACGAAGGGTTGTGAATCCCATTAACATTGCATTGAGGGAGCGAAGCCCTTCGATGTCCCCATGACCTCCTGCGTTGAGTGCGTTATAGCCGTAATTCTGCAACCATTGAGCGACGTAAAGCCTCTCAAACGGCAAAGACTTCTCCGCCTGACCCGTCGTTGTTGAATTAGAATAATTTCGCAAGAAAAGGCCATTTGTTGATGGATAATTGACGCTACGTGGCATCCCCGATTCTCGGTATCGGAACGTCATGTAAAACTCTCTTGATGTGCCGTAATAGAGGGGGTGGCTGAACTCAGCAAGCCATGTGCATAAAAATGCGTCTGGGGTTCCTCCCGATGTGGTGTCGCTTGCTTTTGCCAATCCCAAGTCCCTTTTTTCGGTATTATCGGAGTTAGCATTCAACAGTTCGGGATCGTGAGAAATAAGCGGAGGAACGGTTGCCAATTCAGTTGCTACACGTGGACGAATGACTCCCTCATGATAACCTCTCAAAAACCAATTGTTGAATGCGTCCTTTCCAACCACTTTGATTGGTTCTGGCCGTCCTCCAATTCCCATGTAATTGTTGATGAAGAAGCCATTCAACATCACTTCACTTGCGGTGTTGTGGCGATTTCTTGCCGTCAATGTGCTACCCTGCAAGTTCAATTTTGTTGCTGAACCTGTTGTAATAGAGCCATCAATTGCGCCCTCAGCAAATGAAACGAACTCCGAAGTTCCCTCAACATTTGTGTGCTTTTGACCTGGTGCAAACAGATAATCAGCAATGCTCCTGTGTGTTGCGGAAGTGAACTTTGAATCTGATTTGAAATGACGCTTTCCCTTCAATTCATCAAGCGGGAAACCATCGGAGGCAAAGGAACCTGTTGAATAGGTTGAACTTGCATTTGAAACGTCTATTGAATCAAGTTGGAATACCGAAGCAGTATTACCTGATGGGTCGCTATTTCCAAAACCGTGATGTTTGTATTCGCTTTCAGCCTCAAACATGAGCGAATAAGCAGCACCATGCGATCTGTGCAGTTGCCTTCGAAGCGATTGTGGAGTCCCCCTATGGCACATTGGCGAAACAAAACTATGCCCGTATCTTCCGAAACGGATTTTGTG